CTCGTCCCCCTCCCCAGCGCCATCCAAGGCGCGCCGCGCCCCAAGTCCCTGCCAAATCGCAATCACAACTATGTCCCGGCCGCCGATGCCGTGGCCGATCTGGTTGCCCTGGCCGATCAGTCCATCAAGACCATTGCCGCCGCCCCGCAGCATGCCCGCGCCAAGACCGCCGACTATGTCGGCCTGGCCTTGATGAACTGCCTGCTGGAGCTGTCCAACTGCCTGTCGGACGAAAACATCAAGATCCGCTACCCCTATTTCAAGGACGGTGCGCGATGAACGGCCAGCCCATCACCCCCTATGTGTTTCAGGATGATCTTGTCCGCGTGCATCAGGATGACAATGACGATCCGTGGTTCGTGGCCAAGGACGTTTGCCGGGTGTTGGCAATTTCGGACCACCATCAGGCCATCGAAAAGCTGGATGAGGACGAAAGGGGTAGGTGTATTATACCCACCCCCTCCGGCGACCAAGAGATGAAGACCGTTTCCGAATCCGGCCTCTACGCCCTGATCTTCCGCAGCCGCAAACCCGAGGCCAAGGCCTTCCGCAAATGGGTCACGTCCGAGGTGCTGCCCGCCATCCGCAAGACCGGCCGTTTTGAGGCTGACGCCTTTGACCCCATTGCCAACGACGCCCGCCTGGAGGCTATCAAGGAAAAGGCCGGCCGCGTACCCATGCGCACCACCCAGCGCGTGGCCATGCTCAACATCGCCCTGCAAATCTGCAAGGCCGAGGGCCGCGCCGATGAGCGGACCGTTTTGGCCCGCTACGTCTCCATGTGTGACGTGGTTGTCGGCAAGCAGGCCGAGGAGGCCAAGGAGACCGGCGACATTGCCATGGTCGAACAGTTCCTGGCCGAATGCTGCGAGTGGGTCGACGGCGAAAAGGTCAACGCCACGGTCCTGTATCGGTTCTTCCGCGACTGGTGCCTGGGTCGCGGCATCAAGCACCCGCCGTCCATGGCCTGGTTCGGACGCCGCGCCGGTCAGCTCCTGCGCAAATCCCGCGCCGGAACCGTCAGCTACTGCGACACCCGCATCCTGAACTAACCACACCAGCCCGCCCCGCGCGGGCTTTTTTACGCCCATCGTCCTCCGGGAGTTTCCCCACAAAAAACCCTGTCAACCCCAAAAACCCGCACTGACCCCTAAATATCCTTCTCTGACCCCTAAATATCCGCAAATTCCAAAATCGCCAAAATCCCGTGATACGCCCGCACGAAACCACGGGAGTCCCACTTGGCGTTCACGACCTGGACCGCACTGAAAGCACAGATGGAGCAGGATCTGGCCTCTGGCCAGACCATGACCCAGTCCTACACCGTTGACGGCGTCCAGCGCACGTTCCGCAGTTTTGCCGACTGGCAGGCCTTCTATGGCCTGGTCTGTGCCAAGGCCGCCACCGAAAGCGCCGCCACCTCCACCCCCATGGGCCGGACCTATGCCCGGCCCCGAGGCCGGTTCTGATGCCGCGCCGCCCACATGTCCGCACCCGCCGCCCGGCCGCAACCCAGGGCCGTCAGTATGCCGCCGCCAAGGCCGGCCGGCTGGTCTACGGCTGGACCCCGGCCGCCGCCGGCGTCAACGACGAAATCCGCACCTCCTCGCCCATGGTCCGCAACCGCGTCCGGGAGCTGGTCCGCGACTTCGGACCCATCGCCCGCGCCGTCGACATCCTGGAAACCCTGGTTGTCGGCCCGGACGGCTACTCCTGGCAGTCCAAACACAGCCGCCGCACCGAGCTGGAAACCGCCATGCGTCGCTGGTCCGAACAGGCCGACGCCAGCGGCCGCCTGCATTTTTGCGAGCTGCAGCAACTGGCCGAACGCCAGATTTGCGAGTGCGGCGAATATCTGTTTCTCAAGATCCGCAACCGGCAGGCCTGGGCACCGTTTCAGCTCCTGGCCCTGGAGCCGGACCGTCTGACCTCACCGACCATGACCGGCGGCATCAACATCGATCAGGGCGTGGAGTACGAGCCCCTGACCGGCCGCCCCCTGGCCTATCATATCGATCACGGCGAATACCGCCGGGACATCCGCCGCGTGGACGCCACGGAGATCCTGCACGGCTATCACTGGCTGCGCCCCGGACAGCTGCGCGGCATCAGCCCGTTTGCCTCCGGCGTGCTGCTGTCCCGCGACCTGTCCGAATTTGTCGAGGCCGAACTGGACGGAGCCCGCGCCGCCGCGAAATATCTGGCCATTGTCGAAACCCCTGACATGGCCGGCTTCCAGGAGATCCGTGGCATCCGCGAAGACGTCAATGCCGACGGTCAGGGCCAGCGTGTCGAGGATCTGGAAAACGCCATCATCGAATATCTGCGGCCGGGCGAAAAGATCAACCTGGCCAGCAACCCCCGCCCCGGCAACGGGTTTGAACCGTTTGTCCGCTTCATCCTGCGCATGCTGTCCATCACCACCGGCGTGCCCTACGACATTTTGTCCGGCGACTACAGCCAGTCCAACTACAGTTCCAGCCGCCTGGCCCGTAACGACTTCGGCGGCATGATCAAAAGCCGCCAGCGCCGCCGGGTCCGCCATTTTTGTCAGCCATGCCTGACCGAGGCCATGAACGCCATGGTCCTGTCCGGCCGCCTGAGCCTGCCCGGTTACTGGTCCGATCCGTGGGCCTGGCTGGATGGCCGCTGGACCGTGCCCGGCCTGCAGCCCGTGGACCCGCTCAAGGAGTCCAAGGCCCAGCGCGACCAGATCGACGCCACCCTGTGCAGCGAGATCGAGACTGCCGCCGAACGCGGCCGTGATTACGAAGAGATCCTCGACGAACTGGCCCGCGCCAAGGCCATGCGCGAAGAGCGCGGCCTGATCCTGGAGCAGGCCAGCACGGCCACGGCCAGCAACCCCGCAACCATCATGGATGACGACAATGCCTGAAAATTTGAACCTGACTACCCGTAAAATGCCGGTGTCCATCAGCGTCGGCCCGACCACCTTGAACGAGGAAGCCCGCACCGTGGACGCGGTCATGACCACCGAGGCCCCGGCCAAGGTCGTTGATTGGGAGCGTTGGGAAATTGTGGATGAGGTCCTGCTCATGGACGGCGCGACCTACGCCAAGCAGCTCCCACTGCTGAACTCGCACGACCGCTCCGGCGTGGAGCAAGTCCTGGGCAGCGTGCGGGACATCCGGCGAGACGGTGACGCACTGGTCGGTACGGTCCATTTTTCGTCCGTGCCCGAGGCGGACAGCGCCCTGACCAAGGTCCGAGAGGGGCACCTGACCGACTTCTCCATCGGCTACTCAGCGTTGAAGTCCGTGTGGGTCCAGGAAGGCGAAAGCTACGCCGTCGGCGGCCGCACGTTTGACGGCCCGATCAAGCTGACCACGCAATTTGAGATCAAAGAATTGTCCATCTGCCCCATCGGGGCGGACAAACTGGCCAAGGCGAGAGCTGCGGCGAACCTTAACCCCAAAGAGGTACCCAGTATGGAACCGAAAGATGAGGGCCGCAGCCCTGTGGCCGAAACACCCACCGCCCCGATTGACCTGGACGCACTGCGGGCCGACGCCACGGCCGAGGCATCCCGCATGATCGCGGCCAACAACAAACGCAGCGCCGAGCTGCTGGCCATGGGCCGCAAGTTCGACTGCCTGGAGCTGGCCGAAAAGGCCATTGCCGACGGAACCAGCGTCGCCGATTTCAACGGCGTGGTCCTGGAGCACGTCGCCGGCCAGCGCAGCCAGACCACCCCGCCGGTCGGCTTCCGGGCTGAAATGGGCGCGTTGGACGCGGACAAGTTCCGAGCAGCTGCCGTGGAATCCGTGCTGATCCGTGGCGGCATGAGCAACGGCCGCAACGACCTGGCCGGCCTGTCCCTGCGCGAACTGGCCCGCGAGTGCCTGACCCGCAAGAACATGCGCAGCCCCGGCAATCTCAGCGAGATGATCACCCGCGCCATGACCTCGTCCGACCTGCCCATCATCCTGGCCGATGCCGCCAACAAGAGCCTGATGGACGGTTACGAGTCGGCCGCTGAAACCTGGTCCACGTGGTGTGATGTCGGCTCGGCCCCGGACCTCAAGCAGAACAGCATTGTCCGCGCCTCTGAGCTGGAAGACCTGGACGAGGTCCCCGAGGCCGCCGAATACAAATACGGCGACCGCGAAGAGGCCAAGGAAGTCTACCAGATCGCCAAGTTCGGCAAGCTGTTCGCCCTGACCGAAGAGGCCATCATCAATGACGACCTCAGCGCCATGACCGACATTCCGGCAGCCCACGGCGAAGCCGCCGCCCGCAAGGTCGGCGACGTGGCCTATGCGGTCCTGACCGCCAACGCGGCCATGGGCGACAGCAAGGCCCTGTTCCACACCGACCACGGCAACCTGTCTGGAGCATCGGCCGCCCCTGGCGTCAGCACCCTGGCCACGGCCATCACGGCCATGAAAAAGCAGAAGGACATTGCCGGCAAGCGCCGCTTGAACATCCGTCCGCAGTTTTTCATTGCCCCGGTGGACCTGGAAGGCGCGGCCGAGCAGCTGTTCCTGTCCAATTTTGAAGGAACCCAGGCCAAGCCCGGCTTGGTCAACCCGTATTCCGGCAACTACTTTGTCCGCGTCTATGAGCCGCGCCTGTCCGACTCCAGCACCTCTGCCTGGTATCTGGCTGGAGCCAAGGGCAAGACCGTCAAGATATTTTTCCTGAACGGTCAGCAGGCCCCGCAGCTCTACACCCGCGACGGTTGGAGGGTCGACGGCACGGAGTGGAAAGTCAAAATGCGCTGTGCGGCGAAAGCGGTCGATTGGCGGTCCCTCTACAAGTACCACACGAGCTAGGACACACTAACGACGGGGCGGCCCTCCGCCCCGCATGAGGATAAAATCATGGCTAAAAATTACGTTCAGGAAGGGAAAACCATCCCTTACGTCGCGTCCGGGGCCAAGGCCTCGGGGCAGGTTGTCGTCATCGGCAGCATTGTCGGTATCAGCATGACCGACGTCGCCAACACCAAGACCGGCCAGCTGGCTGTTGAAGGCGTCTGGGACATCCCGGCCGCCACGGCCGAAATCACCGCCGGAGCGGCCGTGTATTGGGACGCCGACGGCAACCCGGTCGGCGGCACCGCCGGAACCGGCGCGGCCACGGCCACGGCCACCGACAACACCCTGGCCGGCTACGCCCTGGCCACCAAAGCAGCCGGCGGCGGCACGGTCCGCGTCAAGCTGAAATAACCCCGTCCCTCACCCCAGGCCCGGCCGGTTTCCTCCTGGCCGGCCGGGCCGCTTTGAACAGGCAGGACAAATTTCTGATGTACGGGCAACCCCCGCGGTTGCCCCTCCCCGACCGGAGGCCGACCATGCCCGATTTCGCCGATCACGCCGCCGAGGCAGAGGCCATGCACCGCAACGCCGCCCTGGCCGCCAGGCACGCCGCCGCTGCCCCGTCCGCCGAATCAGCCACGGAGTGCGAAGACTGCGGGGAGCCGATCCCCGAGGCTCGCAGGCAGGCAGTGCCGGGATGCACCCGGTGCATCGAATGTCAGACCGACCACGACAGGACCACGAGACGACAGCACTCTCCACCCTCTACAAATGCGACCTCTGCGGCACAGGCTACCAGGGCTCGAGCACCGGAGGCGTGTGCGTGTGGTCCTGGGCAGGGATGCACGAGAGCATCGACCTTAAGGGAGAATTTCTGTGCGACTTCCGCTTGGACTCCGCAGACGGACAGACGCTTGCGCTGACGTACATGCTGACTGGCGACAAGAGCGGCTTCCACCCTGTGACGCAAGCCATCATTGCCGCCGACGAGGCCGATGGGCTGGACCGAGAGCAGATCATCGAGCGTCGGGCGGGCATCATGACGAGCGAGTTCATTGGCTTCACCCCGGCGCATGTGTTCATGGTGCGGCCAGACTTGGCTTTGTCTGACGAAATCGAGGTGGACGGCCAAGTCTTCAAGGGCCACACCGCCCCTATCGCAGCGAGAAAGATCACTGTCTTCCCCGGCGTGGCGAGTGCTGGGCAGATTCAAGAGGCGCTGTAATGAGTTTCTGGCAACCGTGGCTGAAACCACACCAGACGCGCATCATCTGGCTGCTACTGGGAGGAAGGGATCTACGGCCCGAGGACGAGCCGGAGCGCGAAAAGTTACGCGAGTGGTTTGAAGTGGAAGTCAACGCAAACGCGGAAGCCCGACGCGATCTGACGGGCGAGAGGTAGCTGGTGGAACTGACGGGACTTGAGGTCATCATGGGCGGGGCGATTTTGAGCGGGGTTGTCGGCCTCGGCACATGGCTCATCACGTCGGCACGCTATCAGACGCGCAGCGCATGCGACGAGCGACATGCAAGCGTCTGCAAAGACATCTGCGACATCCGCGCCAAGCAGGACCGGGACACGAGCCTCATCATGCGGATGCTGCGCAGCCTCATCGTTCACAGCGACATCCCAGAGGCCGAGAAAGAGCGAATCCTGAATGACCGGAGCGCCCAATGATCACCACCTGGCCCCAGATGCGCACCTGGCTCCTCTCCTGGGAGACGATGGCCGTGACGCACATCCCCGGCGACCCAGGAGGCCAGACCGCTGGCGGCATCTCCAGGCGCTACCATCCGCTGGCCCGCGTCTGGCAACTCGTGGACCGGGGCATCACCTCCGGGCCCGAGTACGAGGCGGCGGTGCGCGAATTTTACGACGCAAAGTACAAGGCGCTGTTCGAGCAGATGCCGCCCAGGCTCAACGCCGCAGTGGTGGACGCCATGGTCAACATGGGCCCGGGCGTCGATGGCGACAACAGCCTGGGCGCCATCGAGCTGCTGCAGCTCGCGCTCTGCCGGGTGGCCGACTCCGACTACGTCGATGTAGACGGCGACCTCGGGCCGCAGACGACGGCGGCGATAAGGGCCTGCGACCCATCGGCGGTGGCTTTTGCGATGTGCGCCTTCAGGTTGGCCGAGTACGGACGCAGGGGCCGCAAGGGCGATGTGCGCCGCGCGTTTTTGGACGGCTGGATCAACCGGGTCCGCGACTTGATGGGGAGGATGTGATGTCCGAAGAGCCCAAGCTCAAGCCCCTGGTCGAGGATCTGCTTTTCGCCTTGGCGGTGGCCGGCCTCATGGCTTTTGGTTGGCTGCTGAATGACATCTGGTTCGGGAGGCTCACGCAATGAAGATGATCGACCAGTATCCAGACGTCGAACAAGAGATCCGCGCCGCGCTCAAGTGGCCCATGCGCCTGTGCCTGGCCATCGGTCTGGTCTGCCTGCTCGGGGCCGCGTGCCTGGCGCTGCAGGGGTGCTCGACGCGAACCCTGACCATCCATCCTGACGGCACGGTCAACGCCAGCCAGACGGCCCTGGGCTACTGCCCCGAGGCGGTCCTGATCCGGGTCGAGGACGGCAGGGTCGAGATGCTGTCCGAGGCGTCCGGCGTCGGGGCGACGGTGCAGGCGCTGGGGCGTGATGCGGTGGAGGTGATGCGATGATCCCGGTCTGCTTTTACAATTTCCGCGAGTGGGGCGTGTCGCTCCTGTGCCCGATCTCGATGGCCAGCGCCCGCATGGACGACATCATGATCCAGACAGGCGGCTGCGGCCGCGACGGCCTGGAGGACAGGCTCATCCCAGATTCGATCTGGGGGCTCGACATCACGCCCGTCTGCCGGGTGCACGACTGGATGTACCAGCAGGCAAGGGAGCGGGGCAGGAAGCACCGCGACGCCGAGCGCCTGAGAGCCGAGGAGGCCTTCGCTGACGGCGTCATGGCCTGCAACCTCGTGCAACTCATCCAGCAGCGGACCAGCAGCAGGCTCCTGCGGTGGCTGCGCCTGCGCCGTGCCCACAAGTACATCGACGCCATCAGCATGACCGACATCCTGACTGTGCTGCCCCAGGAGACGCTGGTGGCCATGGGGTACGGGTCGGCGACTGAGGCGATGGAGGGGGTATGCTGACAGAGAAAAACATCGCAATAGTGGCCCTGGTGGCGCTTGGTTTCGCGGAGTTTGCCTACTGCTAATTCAACCCCATGAGGACACAAGTATGACCTGTCCAGACTGCGGATGCACCGTTGCACATCAAGAGGGCTGCGCGATCTGCCACTGTTGTGGATGGAGTCCGTGCAAATAGCGTACAATTTTTCGCCTTGTGGCGGAACACCCGACAACGCCGGGGAGCGGGTAACTCCCCGGCAACTTAAAGGAGGCACATGCTCAAGCGGAGAAAACGGATGCAGAACAAACTTGGGTATTCGTCCTGCCGCGTGAATGCGATCATGTGCCAAAATTAAAGAAACTGCCGGAAACGGCGAAGGAGTTCTTAACCCATGAGCATGTCAAACGCCACAGAGAACGCAACTCTCAAAATGCACCTGCAGGGCACTGATCCCAGTTATCGTGCTAATGCGACGCAGTACCTGGCTCTTTTCACGGCTGATCCTGGCGAAGCGGCGAGTCTTGCAAACGAGGCCAACTATGTCGGTTACTCTCGTGTTGCATTGACAAAGGCGTCTGCGTGGACTGATGGTGGGTCAACCTTCACCAACGCAAACCTGATTCAGTTTGGCGCCTGCACGTCTGGCAACAACGCATTGACTCATTTTGCTATTGTAGATACAGCCTCTGGCGCTGTCTCGCAGATGATTTCTGGCGCCCTGTCTGCTACGCTGAATGTCTCTGCTGGTATCCAGCCACAATTTGCTCCTGGAACACTTTCAATCGGTGCAGATTAATGGCTATTAAAGGATTTGCTGACTGCACACGGTGCTATACTGAAGGCAGGTATCAAGAGACTGCCTTCAGAAAAGTGCCTGCGCTTGCGTCAACTCCTGGGATTTGGACTGACATGAGTGGTTCTCCCGGTAATCCAAGGCCGAACTATTACGTTGGAGCCGCTGGTGAGTCCACTTTGTTTAACGGCGGCTACGGGTATTTCCACGGCGGCAACGTTTCTCCGCTTTCAAAGCATCTGCACAAAATTCTCATTCAAAGCGTATCCGCCGGTCACGCGCCAGCACATTACAGAATACTTGACTACCTAATGTTTTATCCACTCATTGACATGGATCAAACAGGCCAGGTGGATCTCAGCAATACTGTATCACTACCACGGTTTTCTGACGGTGTTGGTGTCGAAGCAATGCTTGTTGCTACCAACCCTTACATAGGTGGCGCACAATTCTTCATTAACTACACGTGCGCCAATGACCAAGATGTAGATTCCAGACTTGAACTCAGCAACACAGGAACTATCATTGGCTCTATAGTTTCGTCTGGCGCACCAACCTCACCAGGAAGTGGTCCATTCATTCGTAGAAATGCTGATTGTCGTGGGATCAAAAAAGTAAATTCAATAAACTTCCTTGCCCCGAACGGTGGTCTTGCAGCTTTAGTGCTTGTTCGCCCAATAGTAGATTTTATGACTAACGAGATAACTGCTCCAGTAGAATTTGATTTCATAACAATGCGTAAGTCTATGCCTCCGATTCTTGATGGTGCTTATATCAATTTCATTGGGTGCTCTGGTACAAGTTGGGCAGCATCTCCTTTTACAGGAAGTATAAATTTTATCTGGGGGTAGTTATGCCTTACACTGGTTTTGATGATATGATCCTTGGTCTTGGCTATGGTAAACGCTGGAGACAGGAGTTTACAAAAGTATACGCAGCTACGGATGTTTTTGGAGCTGGTACTGTAGTTGCTGGTCGTGGGTATGATCTTACTGGATACGACCAACAGCGCTACATGCACGGCAATTATGCTTTTAATGCTCACTTTATGGCTGGACTCGCCGGGTGGACTCCATCCTCGGCAAACATTTCTTGGGATGCTGTCAACCTTGCAGCAGCTAAGTCTGGCTCTGCACTTGAAACCATCTCGCAGAATACCGAATGTGCAAATGGAGTCACTTATGAAGTAACTTACACCATCGCCAACTACACGGGCAGTGGTAACGTGCAGGTTTCTCTTGGTGGTACTGCCGGCACAGCACGTACTGCAAACGGCACATTTACTGAAAACATTGTTTGTGGAGCAACTGCAAACGCACCATTGAGTTTTTCATTCGCAACAACTGTTACAGCAGCGCGAATTAGAAACATCTTTGTTCGTGAGCTTCGTGCTTTCACCCCTTATGTTGATTCTGGTCTTGGGCGAGAAGCTGGACTGTGGCATGGTGGAAACGTATCTACTGAAACAAAGCATCTTCTCTCAGCAGGCGCACGGGCTAATGCAGCAACTATTGCGCTTTCAACACTGTACATTGTTGATCTTCTTGGATGTTACCCAAAGATTCAAACCAACCTTGCGACAGTGCAAACTCTCAATAACACGAGAACGCTACCGCGCTATACAGATGGCAAGCAGGTTAGGGCATTCTATTCAATGCACGCTACCAACGGCGCAAACGCACAGAACTTCACTATGACGTACACTGCTCCCGGCTCTGTATCTGGCAGAAGTCTTGGGGCAGTAGTAGCAAACACCGCGTCTGCGATCACTGGACACATGAGCCATACAGGAGTTGCCGCTGGTAACTTCCAGCCGTTCCTTCCATTGTCTGGTGGTGACGCAGGCATCATGTCTGTTCAGTCAGCGCAGTTCTCAGCAATGTCTGCAAGTGCAGGTTTCGTTGATCTTGTTCTTTGTGTGCCGCTGTGTGCGATTCCAATCACCACTGCATTCGTTATGGCTGAGCGTGATCTTGTAACGCAGCTTCAATCACTCCCGCAAATCTATGATGGTGCTGTACTTGGTCTTATTCTTATAACAGGTGGTGTTGTTGCTGCTGGTAACGCAATAGACGGATTTATCGAAGTCGGATGGAAGTAAATCATGTTACTCCAAAACATAACCCTCAATAACCAGTATCCGTATAGACGTTGTGGTGCGACTGCAACGAATACTGAAACTGGGTACATGCCAAGCCAACATGGCGTTGGTGGTCCGAGGCAGTTTTGTAGATTCATGGCTTTTGGCAAAGGTGCTGGTTTTCCATCTGGTTACAATCCTGGCATCTATATGCCGCTTAGGCATTCATGGATCTCGTCTGCTCAAGGAGCAGTGTTGTCTATTAGTGCTGAAGCTGCTGGTATTTTAGGACTGCCAAGTGGTGGTAGCGTTGTAGTGGCGATTACCGCTGAAAACTCGCAGATTCTTCCACTTGATACCGCATCTCCGCTGCGAACTGGCGTAGCTACAATAGGAATATCTGCGAGTGCTGATGGCGGATTAAAAATGTCTGGTCAGGGGTCGGCATCTCTGTCGATTTCTGCAATTGGAGAATGTACTGGTATTCTTTCTGGCGGTGGAAGTGTAAGCATCTCAATTTCTGTCGCACCTGCTGCTATAGGTGCGATTGCAGATATACAAGGAGAGGCTACCGTTTCCATCGTCGCAACAAACAGTCAAGTGTTGCCAACAGATGATAGTCCTCCTGCTCGCACTGGTCTTGCCATGATTGTATTCAGCGGATCTCTTGCGCCATACGCCATCGGGCACATGGTTGGATCTGCACTCCCATATACAGAGTTGTCTCCGCAGTCGCTTGCGAATGCTGTCTGGCAGGCCCAGGCAACAGAAAACAACGTGTCCGGAACCATGGGCAACAAGCTGAACACGGCCTCAAGCGGCGGTGTTGACCTTGAGGCTCTGGCAGAAGCCGTATGGAGCTACGAGGAATGAGAGCCTGGGAACAACTCATTGCCGGGTCAACACTGACCAGCGGCACAGCCTGGGATCACCTGAATGCGCAGGGCGGCGGGCCAATCGGAGACGTCTACGTCGTCAGCGCCGGAGCAGCGGAGTTGTCGGCCATGACCCTGGCCGGGTCCATCCTGTCCGCAGCCATGGCCGCAAATGTCGCGGGCGAGGTTTCCGCCGCGCTGGAGTACACACAATTGGAGGGGGACATCGATGCCTAATGCGCAGATCGTTACTGGCGACAGCCGCCCATATACCATTTCGCTGACCATCGACGGCCAGCCGTTTGTCATCACCTCCGGGGTGGACACGGTGAAGGCCGCCATAGTCAGTGCAGACAGAAAGACGGTGCTCGCCACCGCGTCAACGCTTTCGTCGTCAACACCAGGCAGCGACTGGGCAGCGTCCAGGGTGGTCTACAAGCCGTCCCGTACAGATACCGCTGGAATTTTGACGCAAGCCGCGCTTATCGAGGTTCAGGTGAGCTTCAATGGCACGGATGATTGGACGTGGTTCATTCCCGCGACGGTCGTGCAGGGCAATGTGGCCTAGTGCCTCCAAGGCCGCAGAGTCATCTTGTCGAGTCGGCGCGATAATGTGCCAGGAAAAACGGGACTGTCGGAAAAAATATCGTAGGGGCAGGCCTGCGTGTCTGCCCTCTGAGGTGACTCAATGACCATAGCCGACGACATGGCAACCCTGGCCGACGATCTCATGCGCATGTTTGGCGTGCCGGCCAAGTACTGGCCTCACGGGTCCAGACTGCCGAGTGATGTCGTGACCGTGCGCTGCAAGCCGGCCCGTCGCCTGACGACCGAGGGCCGGACCATGTGGGTCATGAAGATCAGCGTGCGCAGCTCCGAGGTTTCCGCGCCGAACTTCGGAGACGTGTTCACCATCGACGGAGACGCCTGGAAACTGTCCACGCTGCCCCTGGACTCTGACGAGATCAACTCCCATGCCGGCGGCGCGCTGTGGCAGCTCACGCTGGTCAAGGATGCGATCTCGACCGGGCGGGGCGGCGCATGAGCCGGGACAACCTGGTGACGACGCAGGTCGTCGGACTGGACGAGGTGGTCGCAAACCTGTCCGTCAAGTACCCGGCCCTGGCAGAGCGCGCCCGCAAGTCGGCGCTCAAATCTGCCGGCTGGTGGATACGGGGCGAACTGCGCAATCATGTCGAGTACGGCGGCACGGGCTGGCCAAGTCTGCACCCGCTGTCCAAGTCCCGCCGCAAGGACAAGGCCGGGCTATGGCGGACGGCCAACAAGCGCCACCCGTTGGAGTGGATGGGCAAATTTGCCCGCTACGTCACCGACGTCAACGCCGAGTCCGTGACCATAGATTTTGGCCGCAGCCGCAAGGGCAAGGCCGGGTCCGTCGACAAGTATCTTTCTGCCATCGCCCGCAAACACGAGCGCGGGGCACTGATCAAGGTCACGCCGTCGACGAGGTCAATGATGGGGCTTACCGCAATGGGCAGGACTGGCAACCGCAGGGGCAAGCCTGGTGTCGGATATTTTCCGCTTCAAAACACCACGAAGTATATGGAAATTCCCAAGCGCCCGAGCATCGGCCCGGTGTTCCGCAAGGTGAAGCCGAAGGTCGCCGGGTACATGCGCGACAAGTTCTGGGCCGCGTTCAACCGCTATCAGTCTGGAGGTGCCAAGGCATGACCGGCCGCGAAATCATCGAGGCCATCAAGGCCGCACTGGAGTCCGACACGCAGCTCGCGGCGTGGTGTCAGAGCAACTTTTCCGCGGCGCTGACGGTTGTCGTCGGCTGGTCGACGGACGATGTGCCCGCTGGCGACTGGAGCTACCCGTGCTGCAACCTCGCCCTGTGGAAGATCTCCGAGGGCGAGGGCGAAAAGCACGCGAGCC